TGGAGATCGAGAAGGAGGAAAAGGACCCAGTCGGTTGGATGGCACGTATGTCTGCCTCAAGCATAACAAAATTTGTTGAGGAGCATAGAGTGGCTATTTTGGCCGGAACTGTTGGTATTGCTGGACTCATATCAGCGCTATATCTTGTTAAAAACATGACAAGTATATTTGGCGCTTTTAGGAGTATTACACAGCAAGCTGGTGACAGTGATGAGGACACAGATTCATCGTCTCTTTCTGGAGACGATGATGATGGTGAAAGACCGGATGGTACTTTTACCCCCAGGCTTAGGCGTGGGGATACTGATGGTGCCTGGAAAAAGTTCTCGCCTGTTCATATTGAGAAAACACCAGCCAACAGAAATACCACCACAGAGGATCTGTGTAAGAAAGTGGAAAAACTTCAAGCTTACGTTGAAGTGGATTATATTTGTGATCCACCTAAACGGAAAGCCCATAGTAACATTTTCCCACTCAAATCCAATGTGTGGTTGATTAATGGCCATATATTATCGGACATTGATGATATGACATTCACTGTCAAGCAACATAATGTCGATGAAATTGGCAAGGGGCGCAATTTTCGCGCCATGGTGGATAAATCTTGTTTCGTCAAGATACCAGACACCGATTTCGCTATTGTGCGATTAACAAGTGGCGGTGATGTACCGAATATGTTAAAGCATTTTACCACCACAAAAGCGTTTGATCTCACTTCGAATTTGTACGCTCACACGTTTTATAGGACCCCTGATGGGGAAATGTCTAAACATCACGTGAAATACATTTCGAGTATGACAGCGGATTTTGATGGCACCACTGTAGATGGACTTAAAAGGATTAAATATCCTGCAGTGAGTTACAATTATGGTGAAGTTACGAGAAAGGGCTTGTGCATGATGACACATGTCATTGATCAACGACATCCCACTCTCGGTCTTTTCCATTGTGCCGGAAAGAGTGATACTTGTACAGCTGTTGCTGGAATTGTATCGCAGGG